GTTGTCTGAGTCGTCAACAATAACCCCTGAGTCTTGTATTAATTTACCTGTTGTTGTATCAAATCTTGGAAGAGCGTTGTTTGTAGCACTTGAAGGTCCTACAACATCTCCACTACCTCCACCACCAGCTGCATCAATAGTAGCTATACCATTAGCAACAGTTGCTGTAAGTCCTGTACCAAAGTCTAGTCTATGAGTTGACCCTACTTTTGTTCCATCGTCAAGTATCTCTGCTGTTCCACCTCCTCCAAATACTCTAGGTATTGAACCTCTTATATTGTTCTCTAGGGCTAGTAGGTCTGGTACATTCTTTAGAACAGAATAATCCACAACTTCCTCAAGTGTGTTTATCTTTTTTACTATGTCTTCTGGTGTGTCTGGTGAGCCGTCTTTACCATCAGTACCATCTTTGATTGATAATTTAACAACATTAATTTCTCTCTCAACCTCTTCTTCAACAATCTTTGAGATGTTTGGTAGTTTTGGTGCTATGCCGTCTTTTCCATCAAAGTAGTCCACACCCTTAATAGGAGTCTTACCATCTTTAGCAATCTCTATCCATTCTTTTCCGTTGTATTGTAATAATTTACTCATAGTGTTATATTAATGCTATTAATGGTAATAATGTAATAAATGGTATATGACTAGATACACACCCGAAGAACTTGTTAGATTTAATAGTAAATGGATTCAGGAAGGAGAATGTCACATGTGGCAAGCCTACACCGACAAAGATGGGTACGGAACTTTCTTCTTTAAAAGACTTGGGAGAAGGGCTCATAGAGTTTCCTACTACATGCATATCGGAGATATTCCCGAAGGTCTTGTTGTTGACCACATTTGTGGTAGGGCTGGATGTGTTAATCCTGCTCACCTTAGAACACTGACTGTTAAGGAGAATAACCTTGATTCTAGAAATGTTGGTGCTATAAATGCGAGAAAGACTCATTGTAAAAATGGACACCCTTTTGATAGGAAGTACGGAAAACAAAGATACTGCTCTATTTGTCAGGCTGCCAAAAGTAAACGATTGCATCGCAAATGGAGAGAAGAAAGTAGTATTTTGTGTTAGTTTTGATACCATAAGTCGCCTTTATTAGGATTAATAGGTGGGTTCGGTCCAGTGTGCATTGGGCTTCTTCCATCTTCCCCCTTATCCCCCTTCTCTGGTTGCTTTAATGTAAATGACTTAGCTAGTCCTACTATGTCTGGTATCTGTTCTTCTAGGGATTGTATCTCTTTAAGTAGGAAAAAATCACTATCATCTGATAGTTTGGCTAGTTTCTTCTTGATGTCTGTATTCTTAGTTTCTACTCTGACCGCTTCTTCTCCAATTAGTAATTCAATTAGTTGTTTAAGGTCTGGTAGTTTCTTTTCTAGTCTTTCAAGCTCTTTAAATAAGAATACATCGCCAGAAGTCTTTAGTTTTGCTATTTTCTTCTGTCTGTCGTTTAACATATATGTTATATTATACCATATTTAAGGTGTCGGGTAAATTGTTGGGGATAACTTAGTAGACAAGTGGGGGGTAGTGTGGTTATAATGGGGGATGACTACAGCATTTATAATATTTCTATTTATCACACTGATTGCGTGTCCGAATGAGGACTTGTAATTATTAACTAATTTATTTTATGATTAAAATTTACATCTTAATAACCTGCTTTATCTTGAGTTTAGGTCTAATTTGTTTAATTCACTTATCATTTCTCTAGTACCCCAGTTATCAGTGTCAAAGATACCTCTTTTGGCTAGTTCTTGTTGTAACTCTCTATCGCCGAATGATGTGTAGTCAACAAACTTAGCTTTGCTGGGTTTTTTCATTCCTGGAATCTTTATAAATCCACCTTCTCTGTTAGGTATTTCTGTCTTAGTAGTATTTACAACATCATTAATCTCTTTAGGTACTTTACCTGCTTCTAGTTCTTTAATTAGTTTAGCTTGTTGAGCATCACTAATACCATCTAGGTATTTAGCCATCCTTAATCTGATTGGTGCTGATTCTAGTATCTTCTTTCCTACTACTAATGCTGCACCTACTAGTGGACCTCCTAGAGCTGAACCTAGACCAAAGATACCTAAGTCTCCTAGTTTAACCGTTCCCTTAGTTAATCCTCTTGTTGACCTTGTTGTAATTGCGTCTGTAATACTTTTAGATGTAGCTACGTTATTGTTTAATACTCTGATGTTTGCTCCTGTTGCACCCTCTACTTCATCTTCAATAAACTTTTTCAAATCATCTCTAACTTGTGAAAGTCCTTTTTTAACTGTGCTATCTTTTACATCTCCTGTTACTTTAAATAAATCAAATTGGTCATCTAATAACTCTTTAATTCTTTGTGCATCATTTAGTGTAAGACTTTTCTTGTTCAGTAAGTTAGATACTTCGTTGTTTACATCTTCTAGCCCTACTACATCATTAACTTGTTTCTTTAGTGCGTCTAGCGCTTGTTTTCCTCTTGGAATATCTGTAAGTGTGTATGATGTATCAACCTTACCTATCTCATCTCGTACTTGTTTGAAGTTTGTCTCAAAGAAGTCATCTACCAGTTTCTGTGTAGCATCTTTTGTATCTCCTATAAGGTTTTGTTTTGCCATAAAGTCTCCAACTTCGTTCTTTGTTGAACTTGCAATGTTTTTTACATCACCTTGAGTTAAGTCTAAAGCTCTTGTTATTTGGAACTCTGTTAATCTTTCTTTTGTAGGGATAACATCACCTGCAATTTGTTTTGCTCCTGCTGTTGTATTTTTAATTTTATTACCTGCTGAATCTATTGTATCTACTGCTAGCTTAGTTCCTGATTTTGATACCTGCTTTACACCCTTAGCACCTATACCTACACCTGATACATCAAGACCTAACATAATAGTGTTAGTTGCCGCATCTATATTTCTTGCTAGTTCTGGATTAGTTGTTTTTAATTCTTTGTATTTTTTAAACAATAAAGAACCTGGAGAAGTATTCTCTGGGTCATTGATAGCCTCTATAGCATCACCTGTTACTGCTTGAAAGTATTGTGCTACATTATCTTCTGCATCTTGTGGTAATAGTGCTTTACCTGCTCCTATAACAGTTTCTCCAACAACATCACCTGCAAATGCTGCACCTTGCCCAAACTTTTGTGCTAGTGAGCTAACAAGACCTTGTTCTCCTGAGTCTTGTGCTGAGTCTATTGTATCAAAGTTATCTAGTCTTCTGTTTGTGCTTTCTTTAATACCTCTACCGATTCCTTTAATATCTTCTATACCTTCTTTTAAAAAACCACCTTGATTTCTAAGTGTGTCAAGTGATGGTCTTCCAAAAGGAGATAAATCTACACCTTGCTGTTGTGCTGGTGCATCCATGTTTCCTGATTCAATTTCTTTTCGTATAAAAGATGCAAAATCACTATTTGGATTTTGTTTTGCTTTGTCTAATGCGTCTTGTATTTTAAGTGTTGCCATATATTATTTATTAAAGAATTCTGAGTTTGTTTCATCTTCTGGTTTTCCAATAATTACATTTCCATTTTCATCATATCCTATTGGTGACTCTTCTGAAAAATTGTTAAAAGGCTTAGTAAGAGATTGAACATATTGTGAGTTTTCGTAAGACGGGTTTCTAGCGCTTATTTGTTCAAAGTTTAATCTAGCATTTGAGTCTAGTGAGCGTTGACCTTCTACAAGGTTTGCTCTAACAGTTCTTGCTTGTAATGCACTACCTACCCCAAACGTTCCAATATTAAGAGTTGAACGCCAGAACCCTGGAGTTGCATCTGCAATCGCTGCTTCTATAATATCCATGTCTGGTCCTGCTAGTACACCAAGATTAGCTGCCTCCTTAAATGATAGTTGCAGTTCTTTGTAAGCATTATCTAGCTTCGCTTTATCTGTTCCAAATGACTCTGTACCAACCTCATCTACAAGGTCTTGGTATCTGTTCATTTTAATCTTTAAATCTCCTTGTGCTTTTAGTGATTTTCCTTGTGGTGAAGCATCTATTGATTTTATATCTTTATCACTTAAAATACCATTAGCAACATCTAATCTTTGTAGTTCTGCTGTTTGTTGTAGTGTTAATAGTTGATTTCCTTTAATTGCTAAATCTAGCTTTTCTATTGAGCTGTTTGCAAAGCCTTGAATACCACTTATACCTAGTAGTTCTTCTTCTGTTGTTGCTCCCTGTATTGATTGTAGATAAGTATTTCCTTTTCCTGCTTCTGCTGCATTTAGCATAAACTTTACTTTTAGTTGTTCTAGTTGCTCAAACTTAAACTTATCCTTATCAATCTCTACTTGCTTCTCTGCTTGATTCTCCTCAAACTGTCGTTGCTCTACTTTATTAAATAAGTCTTTGTTCTCGTTGTACATAAATGTTTGGAACTCTAAAGCCTGTTCGATTGGTTCAAAGTGTAGTTCTACCTTTCTGTCTACTAGTGCTTGTGCCGTTGTTAGGTCGTCTCTTCGTGTTGCTTGAATAATAGAAAGGTCTGCAAGTTCTCTTGATTGCTTGCGTGATACATCATTCATCTCTGCTTGCTTCTGTGCTGCGTTCCCTGGTCTGTTCTCAATTCTTTCTTGCTCTCTAGTAAATCTTAAATTAGTTGCTCTTATTTGTGAATCAATCTCGTTCTTAGCGATTGTTTTCTCGTCTATTCCTCCCTTATCTTCTAGGTCTTGTGTGAAAGCTCCTCTCCCTTGTAGTTCTTCCATTAGTCCAACTAGCTTGTCTTGTCCTAGCTCCTGAAAGATAGCTTTGTTCTGGTTAAACTCTCCAACTAGGTCGTTGAATTGAGATGATGTTTCGTCTTGCTGCGTTCTACGCTCTTGCTCTTGTGCAGGGTCAACTTCCTCTGGTATAACAGTAGAGGCGATAAAAGCGTTAGACTTTTCTGGTTGTGGTTGGTCTGGAATTGTTATTGGTCTTGCTTCTTCAATACCTTGTGCAGAAATAGTCCCTTGATTTACTGGGTCTTTAAATCTTGGTGCGTCTATTCCTGTTTGTGTTTCAGACTCGGCTAGGAGTTCGTTTGTTCTTGCTGTTGAGCCTAATTCTGTTGTTCTTTCTTTTGCCATATATCCTATATTATACCATTAAAATGCCTGTTTGTTAATTACTCGTTGACTTCTGTCGTATTAATTGCTCTAATTTTATACAGCTCGTCTTTTCCTGTGAACTGTAAGCACACCTTAAACTTAATCCAAGGTGATACATTTTGTTTATTTAGAGTTAGTGCGTTCCATTGTTTCTCTGCGTTGTCCCCTGTAATAGACTCTGCTTTAATCCACTTCTCAAGGCGTATTCCTGCTGCACCTGACACACCTGTGAATGTATCATCTAGATTGACTGTATATGTCCCTCCTGACTCTGTAATTGAGCTTATGTGAGCTGATTTACCAGAACCTGCACCATATGTCACCTGAACCTCATCACCCTCTGTATAAGCCGATATGTCCGTTGTAGAGGTAAATTGAGTAGTAGAAACCCATGTTATTGCTGCTTCAATAGGTGTGTCATCTTGGGTTTTGTACTTGATTACAATCCTATCTGATGAGTCTAGGAACTTCTTGTATACAGCGTAGATTTTACTCCACTTGTCGCTAATACCTGATGACAGGAACTTAACTGTTGTGAAATACCCCCATTTCTGTGTTGTGTCAAGTGTATCATCACAGTAGATACCGTATGTCTGGTCTTTAAGTCTCATACCAGCAAGAGTTGTTCCGTTTTGAGTAGTTGAGCCTTCTGATTTGTAATATAGCAATGCTCCTCCTCTTCCTTGAGTGTCTGTGTCTATTTGTCCGTAGTCTGTAACTACTGTACCTCCTACTGGAGATGTTGACATTGAGTATTTGTGTGTTAATCCTGTTTTAGTAGAATACTCCCAGATACCTGACGGTAATGTTTGGTTTTGAATTGAGGTAGAACCTTCAACTTCGTTAGAGATAAGCATTTGGATATTATCCTCTACTACTGCCATACCATTAGGGTGAATCCATCTTACATTTGATTCACTAATACTATCCTCTAGTGGGAAGTTACTGATAGGTAATCTAGCAACCTCTTGAAATGAAGCACCAGTAAACGCCATAAATTTACCATTTGAAGTTACTATATATGGAGTGTTATCTTTAACTATTCCTGCTACTACCCCCTCTTCTATCTTATAGCTTCTTGATGTAGTGTTCTCCGACTGTCCATCCCACTCATATACAAGTCCTCCACTACCCTGACTGTTTAGTAATCCTATCCAAAGTCTGTCATTACCAGCCACAAGCATTGTTATAGTCCACCCTGCTCCTAATCCTAAGTCAAGTGTAGCTGTTCCTGTTTCTGAAATAACCTCTGATGTGTTCATAGAGATTACTTTAGTATTGTCCACTGTTATGTAAAGATTGTTATCAAAAGGTTCTAGTAGAGATGGCTCTTTACTTGAAACTGATGATGTGTCTGCTGTTGACCACGTTGTACTAGCAAGAGTCCTTGTACGGATTGAGAGTGTTGAAGCTCCTGGGTCTGACACATATAATTTTTCATTAAATACTGCCATGTCTGCTGTTGTCATGGTTACACTTGGTGTATTACTACCTGTATCTAAAACAAAAGGGTCGCTTGGGAAGTCTCCTCCCACATATACATCCTCTGAAAGTGCATAAAAATTTCCACCAAATCTTACAAAGTTTGCAATATGTTCTAAACTTGCCTCATCGCTGTCTGTGGTCACTGTCTTCATTCTAGTATTTCTAATAGCCCCCTCATTACTTGAAAGGTCTAAGTTAAATGAGGAATCAATATCCCCTAATATGTTGCTTCTGTTATTTTGGAGTAACATTCCTGTTTCTCTTCTTGGTAGTTCTATTGCCATTATACTAATTCATTAGCCCATAATCGGTAAGTCTTTCCCTTAAATCTGTAGAATAGGAAGTGGTCTGGTGCTGATAGGTGGGTTACATCTACTGAACCTCCGTCTCCTCCTATTGTAACTGTTGTAGTTCTTGTGTTTATATTTGTGTCTACTGACCCTGTTAGTCCTGTCTGGTTAAAATCGTCCCTTTTAACAATCTGCACGTCTTCAAGACTCCCAACAAAGTCAGGATTTTGAGCTAACTCGATGTTTCTAAGTCGCTCCTGCATGTCGTTAAATTGTGCTTGTTGTTCTGGTGTCATGTTTGTATTTTAAGCTGTTGCATCCCACTGGAAGCTCGATGTTCCTGTTGGTGAGCCATTTTTAGTCCAAGTGATTGTGATGTTTGTGCTATCTACTGTTACTACACCTTCTTGATTGATTGTAGCCATACTTCCCGCATTTGGATTTCCTAATAGAATTGAAAAACTTGTTGAACTTACAATCACACCTGTTCCTGAACGCTCTGAGTTTGCAATACATGTGTTTCCTGATGATGAGAAAGTTCCTATTGAATTAAGCATTGCTGAACCTGATGCAAACAGGTTTGTTAATCTAACAACTGCAGGTGCAGTAGCTAATCCATGTGCTATGACTTGTGTTGTAGAAGCATCTGCCATGTCTTTTGTTGCGACTCCTGTCTTTGTTACTGGTGCACTCACGGCACTTGCATCAACATAAGCCTTGATAGATTGTTGTGTTGCAAGATGTGTTGCACTGTTTGATACCATTGTATCTTCATCCAATATTGCTGTTCCTGATACTGCTGTGTTAAGAACTGGTGATGTCAGTGTTTTATTAGTCAGTGTGTCTGTTGTTGCTCTGGCTACTAAGGTGTCTGTTCCAGATGGTACTGTGATAGCTGTGTTAATAGTAGTAAGTGTCTTGTTTGTTAGTGTCTGTGTTGCTGTCTTACTTACTGCCTTGTCAGAACCTGTAACCTCTCCGAGCTTATAGTCGTGAGAAGTTGTAACTGCTGATGAATCTGCTCCTACCTTGTCCTCAAGTGTTACTACTACCTCTTCTATTTTAGTTAATACATTTGCGTGGTCTATTGTAGAAACCTTGTCTGTTGCTGTGTATGTTGTTTCTGTGTCCAGTGAACCTGGAAAATTTCCGTCTAATGCCATATTATGATTTGTTAGTGTTAGTCCAAGTACCTGCTGTACCTAGTGAGTTGAGTAAAACGTCTGAGCCTGTGTCTGGGTCTTTGTCCTCGTTCAGTGTCAGGTTAGGCTCGTTTAGTTCCCATCCCCCAAGAGGAACCCCTGATTTTTCTATTAAGTCCCATGACATATTATTTTGCGTTCTTATTCTTCATTCTGATAATACCTCTATCGTCTTTATCACGCTTAGTCATGAATCTTTTTAACTTAGCACGCTCGTCTGTTATCTTGTTTTGTAGTAGTTGTGCCTTGTTAATCATCTCATTAGCTACTGCGTACTCGTATGAAGCCATAAGAGGAACTAGTTTGTGATATAGAGATGCAAACCCTGGAACTTTAGTTGTGTCACTTACTACAAAGTATTCTGCTCCTCTTTGAAACTCTACCTTTAAACCGTTAGCCAATGTAACAGCACCTGCTTCTGGTTGAGGGTAAAGCATAATAGAATTAGCAATCTTGTCGTAGTATTGTGGTATTCCCTTAGTTTCCATAAACTCTGTTGGTGTAATACCTCTTTGTCTTAGGTCTCTGTTGTCTATTGGAAGTAGTGGATAGTAGTTACCTGATGCGTCTTTCACCTCTACTCTTAGTATCTTTAAATGTTCTACATCTAATGTGTAATCTCTTTGTCCGTCTACTAGGTCTAACATTCCGATTGGGAAGTCAGTACGATTAGTGTCGTCCCACTGCCACCTTGTGTCTGAATCTAAAATGTCAGATACGATAGAGTCTAGTGCGTCATTGATAAGTCCATTAAACTCTGCCTTACGAGTCGTGTTATCTGTAATAGCCCCGTAGTTGCTACCAAATACATAGAACTCACATTTTTGTAATATTCCGTTTTTATTTGTTGTGTCGCTGTATACCATATCAGTATATTATACCATTTTTAAAGCAAGTAAGCAAAAAAGCCATGCCTAAGCACAGCTCTATTTTTATCCTCTCTCGAAGAATTGCTTTAGTTTTCCTCTAACCTTAGCTGTTGCTCCTTCCTTCAAGACTGTTCCTCCCATAGCAGTTGCGTATGCTTCTGCCTTCTTGAGTGTCGTTACTTCTATTATTCTAAGGTCTGGTAGTTGTACTTTAATCATATTATTCTAATACTTTAATGATAGCTTCTAGCTTGTCAGTAAGCTCTTCTTGTGGTATTTGTTGGATTGCTTCTAACACCTTAGTTTGCTTCTCTTCCACTATCTCTGCTTCTGTTAATTTACCTTCCTCCTTTCTTTTGGCGTTAACTACTTCATCTCTCATATTAGCTTTAGCCATTGCAAGTCTATCAATGATTGATACTCTTAGTTGACCATTCTTAATATCTGTTGTACTAGCCATCTCAAATTCTGCCATCTCTACACCCTTTAGAGCCTCTCCTGTTAGTTCTAGTATCTCTGCTATCACCTCGTTTCGTTCTACTCCAATGTCCTTACCTTCCTCATTTAGCTTCTCCATTTTTTGATAGTGCTTACGTCCCTTGTCTACAATCTCTCCCTTTCTTACTACTAATTCCTTTAACTTCTCGTCATTTAATTCAATGTATCGTGTACTCATATTATTTATTAGTTAGTAGGTTTTTAATGTCCTCAATCCCCCCTTTAAGTTCGTTAAACTCTTCTCTAGTTACTACGTCTTCTTGCTCCACTACTGGTGCTTGTGTCTTATACTGGTTGATTGTATCTGTTGGCGTTGTCCCTTCTCTTAGTACCTTGCCCGATGCTGGGTCAATGAACTTAGTAACGTGTTGTAGGTCTGTTGAAATTGATGTATTTCTTTTCATATTGTAATTATTATCAATTCATGCTCAGGCTAATCGAATTGATGTGATAGCCCGAGCAGAAACAATTAGATTGTTAATGTGTAGATTAGTCTACTGAAAGAATTTCTACTCCTGCTGCTTCTCTGTTCTCGATAACTCCGTATAGCATGTCTGCTACAACTAATACTCCTAGCCATTCTAGTTTGTATTCTGCTTGTAGTCTTACTCCCATTGAGTCTTTTGCTCCTGGAAGTGCTGCTGTTGCGAAGTGGATAGCGTCTGGATTTCCGAAGAATCCGTGGTAATCAGTTCCGTCAGTGATAACGTTAGTTGATTGTAGAACTGGTCTACCATACAACATTCCGATTTCTCCTGTAAGTGGTCCTGATACGTTTGAACCTGTGTTAGTAACAAGTGAGAACTTGTCGATAGCCATAAGGTCTGCCCAGATAGTCTTTGGATTAAGAATCCATGCTGCTTCGTCTAAGTCTCCATCGTTTGCTGTGTACTTGTTGATTGCGTCTAGTACGTTTGCATCTGATAGTGCTGTTCCTGTAGTTCCTGCTACTGCAGTGAATCCTACGAAAAGAGCTGTAATAGCTGAATCTAGTGCTTTAGCAGTAGTGAAAGCTGCGTTCTTCATGTAAGTTTCTTGTGTTCTGTATTGCTTCATTACTTGTGCTGCTTCTTTATCTTCGATAAGGAAAGCTACGTGTGAATGAGTTGCAATTGTAAGGTCTACTGATGTTTGTGCGTTATCTGCAAGTACTACTTGAGTTTGAGCTGCTTTAGCTGATGCTGCAAGTTCTGCGATAACTGGTGTGTGAATGATGTCTCCACCTGATACTACATCTTCTGAACGGTCTGTAAAGAATGATGCGGCTACAAGCTTTGAACGGTAGAAGTCGTTGATTTTATTTCCCCATACTTCTCCTATTGATGCAGCTAAATCGGCTGCTACGAAATGGTCTGTTCCTAATGCCATAAATAATTATAGTTAATGTTAATATTAACTAACTATGAATTGGCTTCTATCTACCCTGTGATTTCATAAAGAGTTCCTTATGGTCGTCTTTACTTAGATTTGGTGTATTAAAGTCTTTCTTCCCTTCAACTTTTGGTGAACCTTTTGAAGTTCCTAGTTGTGCCTTTTCAGACCTAACTTTGTCCTCATTAGATTTTTTCCAAGTCTTAAAGAAGTCCCCTCCTACTGCCTCTGTAAGTGATGTTCCATCTACCTTTGCGATTTTACTTGCGTGGTTGATTTCTGCCTCTGAAAGTCCTTGAGCAAATAGGATTGCCTCTTCACGAGTTAGTCCTGTTTGTTCCTTCTGTACCTTCTCTTCTGTCTTTGGCTCGTCACCTAGACTGTCCTTGAGTTCCTTCAACTTTAGCTCGGCTTTCTCAGCTCTTCGCTTTTGATTGTCGTATGCTTCTGTTGAAACTTCCTCCTCCTCTTCGTTTAAAGTGTCGTTTGTCTCGCTGTCTACACTGGTATCAACGTCTTGCTCTTCGGCGGCAAGAATCTCCTTGTTTTCATCTGACATAAAGTTTTATTTGTTTTAAGTAGCTTCCTATACTACTGGTGTTTAATGAGTAACAAAATAGTTACCTTTATATTATACCACAATTACTTATTGCTTGTAACCCCTCGTGCTTTCTTTTCTTCGTATGTCTTGTCTAATTCTCTAAAGGCTGACTCAATACATTGTTTAGCCTCCTTGATACCTGCTGTGCTTTCACCAGCAAAAGCTTTACTAACTGCTTGCTTGCGTAAGTGTTCCATAAGGTATTCTTTAACTTCTGCTTTGACTTGGAAATCTGCGTAGAATTTGTTGAGTAGTTTCATATTACTTTCTAGTTAACTGTTAACCTTGCTCTGTTGCCGTTGCTGTCTCCTCTACAATACCCTCTGGTTGTCCCTGTGGTTGATTGTTAGCGATGTTCTTCGTTCCTTGGCTACCTTGTAGCTTATTAAGTGTAACGGGGCTTATATCAGCTCCTGTCTTCTCTACAATCTTAGCAAATATTGACGCTAGTGCTGGATTTTCTAACATAGCAAATGTCCCTGTCTGTGGATTAAATGTATTTGATACATCTGCAAGTATCTTAGATAGTGACTCTAGTTGTGCTGCCTTATTCTTAGACTCGTTAGTTGTTACTACTGACACCTTAAACTTAAAGTCTTTGAAATATCCTTTGGGTACTTCTAGGAATCGTGTGTTTTCTGTTTCTTGTGCAAGTGTTACAAATGAATCTATTGACTCTTGATACTTCTCGGCAGTAAAGTCTGTTCCTAACTCAAAGTTAAGTAGTTTCTTTTTAATGATGTCGTTTGCTTTGTATAGACCGAATCTCTGGTCAATCTTTTGTAGTTCTTCTGGTGAGAACTCTGCTGACAATAGCCATGCTGTATTAATGTCTTTTGTAATGTGTGGAATAATCCAATCATTAAATAACTCTGTCAAGAATATACCCATTTCTTCTCTTCTGTAAATAAATAGTGAGCTTGCTTCTTGGTTCTGAATAGCTACTGAACGGAATGGAGTTGATGATGGCATTGTTTCACCTGTAACAGCATCAAATGTAGATGTTACTTTCTCTGCTTGCATATCCCATGCATCTGCTAATCTGTCAAATGCAGGTAAAGCATTAGTCATTGTATTAACTTGTGTAAACTCTTTTCCTTCGTCTAGGTGTAAGATTGCTCCATTGTCTAAGTCTGTTAGTACGTTGTTCTCTAGTGTGTCATCGTTTGTAACATATATTGTTTTAGCACCCATTAAGAAAGCATCTCTCTCTAATAGTTTCGTTTCGTTAGTTCCTGTCTGTGCCTCAAACATATCTTCTATAAGTCCACGACCTGTTCTACCGTCTTGGTCTGACCACACAACATACTTGTAAACATCATCAACGCTCTTAATAGATTCTGAGAATAACTCTAGCTCTCCTTTTTCTGAGATGAAGAACTTGTAGTCTGAGTATGTATCTTCTGTACCATTATCTTTAACTGAGTCAGGCATGTTACCTGTTACCTCTGATATGTCGTATTCATCCAAATCCATTGCTAGTAGAGTGTTTATATTCTCTGTATTCCAAATGTCTTTCTTCCCTGCAAGCTCTGCTCTCGTTAGTGTGTGTAGTTCCTTGATAGGTGAACGCATTGGGTCTGTCTGGTCTATTACAGCTCGTCTGTGGTCAACTATTTGAACGTCTACCTCTCCGTCAACCATAACCTTCTTTACTAGTAACCAACCATACTTGGGTCGCTTTTCTCCCATACGGTTTAGCTTCTTTGCAAAATTAGATTTCTTCATCCAGTTCTGTACTTTTTTTGAGATAAGTAATGAGCGAACATAATCCCTTGTTTCTGACACGATTGTAACATCTTTAGTATCAAAGTCCGTAGCACGAATACCTACATTAAGCCTATAATTAGCTATGTTGTAGTATGGCTTCTCTCTTCCAAACTCGTCTAGGTCACCTGATAAATATTTAGAGTTAGTAATGTATTCTATTCTTTTGTTCGTGTCTTTTAGTGAGAAGTGCAGACCTTCTGTTAACTCTATCTTTGAGTCAAAGTTTTCTGTTAGCTTCTTGCTTATATCAAATATTGTCATATACCATATTATACCACATAAAAAGCATTAGATAAACTACTTAGCTTGGTTCTTCATTCCACCTCTTCTAGCTTTACGCTTTTCTAGTGCGTCAAACATTCTAGCTTTCTGGGGAGTAGGCTGTCCAAAGAACATCGTGTCCAAAGTGTCCTCCATATTACCTAGCTGTATTTTTTTTGATTTGTTGTTTTCTTGCATATAATCTTAATCTATCTTGTTGAGTAAACTTTTCCCTACCCTTTACTATATCAAATCCGTATCTTACTGCGTCTAAGGCATCTGAGAACATATGATTTGGTTTATTAAGCATCTTTCCTTCCTTGTCCTCATCCCATAAGTAGTTCTGATACCCTTCCCATAAATTAGTTGACCTATCTGTTACGCTTATCTTCTGGGACTGTACGAACTGTATACCCTGACTCACACTATCCTTTCCCTTCTTAGCTCCCATAATATTAACACCATAGCTTCTCATCTCTGCAATAGACTTAGGCTCGGCACTGTCGGCTACTGTAGTAGTGTGAACATCCCTCTCTGATAGATACAGATTGATACTATCGGCTAGTTGCTTGTTAGATAGTCCTTTCCTGAATAGAATTTCATCCAGAATATATCCACCATTGTAATAATAAATAGCAATCGCTGCACTTGGGTCATTAGTATAACCATAGTCAAGTCCAATAGCGTCTAGCCTAGCTTCATGTGGTATATCATCCCTCTTAATCCATCCCTTATATATCTTACCCTCCTTACTTGAAGGCTCTCCTAGCCACTTGTAGGTGTATAGCTTAGGTCGGTGTATCTTATCATCCTCCATCTCTTGTATTAAAACGTCCTCCATCCAACCATACTTGATAGCTACATCATAGTTGATGTTTATCACTAGTGTGTTGGGTCTACCTTCAATAACCAGTCGCTTATGGATTGGGTCTTCTTCTAGTAGCCTGTTATATGTATAAATAATCTGTGACCCTGGCTTACGAACTGTCGGCGTTAGAATCTCAATAGACTTCTCACTAATAGTCTGTGCCTCTTCCACCCATGCTATGTCGATACCCTCAATAGACTTAACTGATTGCTCATTATGTTTAAGTCCTTTAAATAGGAAGTCAGAGCCATTCACAGTGTTTACAATAGACTTATCCGTTACCTTAAAGTCATGCAACTCATACTTCTCTATAAGGTCTTTCAATAGCTGGTGTGATGAATCACTGATAGAGTTTTGGAACTCTCTGAAACAACCTATTCTTAGCTTCTCTTGTCTTGCTCGTATAAGTAAAACTCTAGCCACTGTATGTGACTTTAATGAGTTTCTACCTCCATAGACTGCTGCTTCTCTCCAATCTTTATCTAAAAGCCTAGACAGTTCCTTCGGTATTTGTATTGTTTGTTGTTTTGTCATTAATGATTTCAACTAATATTGGCTGTACCTTTCCTACGTCTTCTGTCTCCACTCTCTCTGAGTAGTTCTTTCTATCCAGTGTCTTCAGTGTGAACTGTAAGTTAGATGTTTGTATCCTCTCATCTTCGGAGTCTAGTAGTATGTCTAATTGAGTTTCTGCCTTACGTACCAACCTCTCATGCTTATAGTTTTGAAGCTGTACTCTAAAATCCTTATAGTTCTTATATACCCAACTATCCCATGTACTTGGGTTTATGTCTAGTATTTGTTGGATGGATGTATAACTCTCTCCATCTAAATAGAGTGTTCTTACCTTAGCAGTAAGCTCTTCTGTTAGTTGTGGTTTAGTTCCTGGTTTCATATTAATATTATACTACACTATTCATGTTTTGTCTTGTATGTTAAGTATATAGTCACTAATTCTTTTTATTATGATTTCTAACTGTTCATTGTTATCAACCTCCTTTATTTCTGCATATATTGGAATAGAGTCATTGAACATTCCTATGAGGTGTAAGTCTTTCATATTATTTTTCTAAGGGCATTTTAATAATCCACTTAAGTGTTTGAGTACAATCCTTGGGTACTACTCTAAGAGCTATCATCATTAAGAACATGAATGTTACGAGTCTTGTTTGTTTGATTAATTCTCTCATATTATTTTTATTTTCATATTACTTTCTATTATCTATTAAGCTCCCCCGTAGTCTTTTGATGCTTGGCTTGGTTTGTTAATTTCTAGGTACAAATTTGCTACTGCAATTTCTAGTGTTTTACCTTTAGATTGTGGGTGTTTCTCTGATAAATATGAGAACGGCATACCCTCTCTACCAACTACCCACTCATCATCTACAAGTAGCATAGCTGACAATCCTTCCCCACAAGCCTCTATCAATTCGGATAGGGTTGGACAAGCCCAGTTATCACAATTAATTTTTTCATACTGTAAATATTTACAATTTACTTCATCAATTTTCCATTGAGTATCTTGTGGAAACCCTGCCTCCTTTAACTCCTTACATAATTTGTCTAGTTGTGTTTTCATACTATTGTTTATTTAATTTTGTTACCTCTACCTTTGTTTTTCCATTCTTCATAAAGTTGCAGTTTAACTGATACCACTCATTTTCTTCTATATCTAGTTCGTGAGGAAAGACTGCAACTATTCTCATAGGTAGTATTTTCATCGCTAACCATTTTCTGAATTTATTCATACTACATTACTTTACTTAATCTTCTAATCTTTAGGTTATTTGGTCTTTTTAGTTTTGTTTCCTGCCACCATATCAATAACTTCCTCATCTAAATCCTTTACACTCTTGTTTTCTTCTTCCTTCTTCCTCTCCACTAACTCCTTCTCTATTACCTGTCTGTTTTGGTTCTCTAGTTGTAGTCTCTCTGTGAAGTCTAGTATTGTAGCTTTAGTGCCGATTAGTATCTGTTGTAGTTCTTCTGTCTTGTATTCTTTAATTGTTTTTGTTTGTGTCATGGTTATTTAATTATTTTATGTCTAGTTATTAATATTGGCTCTAAATCTATACCATTGTAGTGGAAGAAAAATAGTTCATCACCTTTCTTACCCAATATAGTATGTTCCTCACTGAAAGGTTTACCATTCTCCATATCATATAAGAACTTAACATCTTTTGGTAATTCCATATTACTTTAATTTCTTAATCTCCTTTGCTAGTAAGTGTGAGTCTTCTCTGTAAGGTAGGATTTGGTCTTGGGTGTACACTTTGTTGTTGTCTAGGGAGTATTTGGTTTGTTCCAGCTCTCTTTCTAATAAGATTGCTAATCTGAAAGGTGTTCCGTAAGGGCTATCTCCATGAAAATCACCCTCTCTAATACTCTCCACCTCATATACCTTTGTCATGTCTTTCTTTAGCATTACCTTGTCTCCTACTTTGATAGAAGTATCTTTTATTGCCGAGATTTGGTTTTGTAGCTCTTCAACCTTTGACCATAATCCATTTATTACTATTGTTGTATTTTTCTTTCCAAACATATTAATTTACTTTACTTAATAATACCCATTATACCACATACTACACTTTATTGCTACTTCTCTTGTGGAAAAGTCGACAGTAAATCTTGCAGGTTATACATGGCGTTCATTACCTCCTTAGCGTGTGCTGGTGCTTTCTCG